TTTACCTGCCTTCAGGAGACGGTTGCTGAGTGGATTCCAAGTAAGTACTTGCAGGCCTCTCTCCTTTTTTTATACTGAGGCGGAGGCCAGGGGCCCCAGGCCTCCAACAGAGCTAAAAAAAAAACGTTAATAAGGGTTTGCATGGTTTGCATGTGGTTGTATGTTCTGGCCTTCTGCCACTGCTGATAAGGGTAATTGTTTAGAGAACTAAGTCCAAATGTTTGGAGAACTAAGTCCAGGCAATTAGCCAAACTGCAGTGAGGCAAAGTGCCAGTACTTGTGGTTGGAGCCAACTCAGCAGGGACGCCTGCCAAGTCACTCCGGCAAACCGCCAACTCACTAGTGAGGCAGGCAGCCAAGTACTGGCGGAAGTAGGAAAAGATGTAATCATCTTGACTCTCCACAACAAAGTTCATTCGCGCGGCCAGCCAGGCGAAAAGGAGTACTGAGAGTCTGCTACAGAACCTGTAAGTTATATTTCTGTTTTATTGTAGAATGGGAGGCGTTTTGAGTTCTGTTGTTGAAATGATCACCATGGCTGTGGAATTGAGTGCTGCTACAGGGATTTCTATGGATGCTCTGCTTACAGGAGAAGCTTTAGCTGCTCTTGAAACTGAAGTTTCTTCTGTTATGACTATTCAAGGGATTTCTTCTCTAGAAGCTTTAGCTCAACTGGGGTGGTCAGCGGAACAATTCTCAAACATGGCTTTTATCAGTACCTCCTTCACACAAGCAATAGGTTATGGAGTTATGTTCCAAACAGTGACAGGAATTTCAGGCCTAGTTCAGGCAGGGATTAGGCTTGGCTTTAACGTAGCAGCAGCTAGTAGGAGAGTGGAGGAGGCCCAACTAGAAAGAAGCTTTGGGAGGATTGTAGAAGCTCTTCATGTGAATTTGTCTCATCAGATAGACCCTTTGAGGTGGTGTGCTTCTCTCCATGATGAATACCCAGCTGAAATTCATCAGCTAAGTGTCCAAAACAGGGTACAATTTGCTGAGCTACTAAAAGTAGGCCGCTGGGTTCATCAGGCTCACTTTACAACCAATCCCCTGTATGAAAGTGGCAATATTATATCAAAATTTGACCCTCCTGGGGGAGCTTTTCAAGATGTTACTCCTGATTGGCTCGTTAATTTGATTTTAAGGTTACATGATGGCACCGCAGAAGAAGCGATCCCGTTCTGCAACCGCGTGTCCTCCTAGAAAGGAGAGAATCTGCCCTACCCCCAGCTCTGTCCCCAAGCTATTGATTAGAGGAGGAGTCGAAGTATTGAATGTAATAACAGGGCCCGATTCCACCACAGAAATTGAGCTGTATTTAGAGCCTAGGATGGGAATAAATGATATCCAGGGCACTGACAAGAATTGGTATGGTTATAGTGAGGTGGTTCATGCTGAAGACAGTGGTAAAACAATGGTGTCTAAGCAGCTACCTCAATATAGCTGTGCCAGAGTGCAACTGCCCATGTTAAATGAGGACATGACCTGCCCAACCTTGAGAATGTGGGAGGCAGTATCTTGTAAAACTGAGCTGGTGGGAATTGGAGCTCTCATTAACTGCCACATTAAAGAAGTTGCTGAAGGCAGCACCACTAATAAACCAGTGGGGGTTCCAATTGAGGGCATCAATTATCACATGTTTGCTGTGGGAGGAGAACCATTAGACCTGCAAGGTTATGAAGCCCAAGCAGACCAAAAATATTCTGTTTCTCAGGATCCCAAAAGTGTGCATGCAAATGATATAGCAAATTTACCTGTGGAGACAACAATCTTTAGGCTGCAGGGTCTGGTTCCAAAGGCTAAGGCTAAACTTGACAGAGATGGGTATTATCCTGTGGAAGAATGGGGCCCAGACCCTTCCAGGAATGAAAACAGCAGATACTATGGGTCCTTTGTAGGAGGGCTGCACACCCCACCCAGTTTGCAGTTTACAAACAGCTTAACAACAATTTTATTGGATGAATATGGGGTTGGACCTCTGTGCAAAGGTGATGGCCTCTTTGTTTCTGCTGCAGACATTGTGGGATTGTTGCACTTGAAGGTTAGTGGGGTGAGATTTAGGGGACTCCCCAGGTATTTCAAAATAATGCTTAGAAAGAGAGCAGTGAAGAACCCTTACCCCATTACCTCATTGCTGGGTAGCTTGTTTACAGGCCTTATGCCTAAAATAGATGGGCAACCAATGTCTGGACCACAAGCTCAAATTGAAGAAGTGAGAGTGTACCAAGGAACAGAGCCCTTACCTGCTGATCCTGATTTGAGAAGATATATTGACCAATTTGGCCAAGATCAAACCACCCCACCCGCCCAATAAACAGACATGTTTGAATTAACAATAGTGTTCTTTATTCAGTTTCCTCTTCCTCTAACAGATCTTTCAAGGGGCTATCTCCCGCCTCCACATGTTCTAGCATTGTACAAAATTGGGTGTAACTGACTTGTTTTGACACAATTTCCTTCCAAGTAGCTATGTCCTCTCTTAAAGATGCATGGAATCTGGTATTGGGAAAATACCACATTAATAATAGAAACAGGGTTAATCCATTTTGCAAAATTCTCCCAGATAACAGTGAAGGAGTTTTTTCTAAAGCAGATTGCAGGTTTGGTTTACAGGTAAAGTCTAGTTTTAAACAGAATCTGATAAACAAAGTTTGAGGCATAAAGTACTCATTCATGGTGACTACACAAGGCGGGAAAATTTGGCTTCTCTTATTCATATGCTTCCTTTCTAAATTAACTGTTACAGCTCCATCTAAAAAGTCTCTCATGTTATCTAAGTTAGATATTCCCTGGCCAGGGGTTAATTTTTTATTCATCATCGTTTGACCTTTGACATCTTCAAAACAAACAGCAAATCTATCAATAGCACAGCCTAATTCAAAGTTTAGTTTATCAGAAGGACAGTTTACATTAAGACATTTCCCCTCCACCAAATCCATAAGAGCAGCAGCAAATGTTGTCTTTCCTGTGTTTACAGGCCCTCTAAAAAGAACATTTCTATTCTTAGGAATATTTTCTGTGAATAATCTTAAAATTTTATATAGAATTTGATCAAATTCTTCAAATAAGCAAGCATACCATGCTACTCCAGCCATATGATTGATTATATCTATTTCATCAAGTTTTTTTAGAGCTTCTAGTTGCTTTTTAAAACAAAGTGTTAGTAATTCTCCTCTTGTACTTTCAGCTAATAACAGCCTTCTTTTAGCTTGGACTATGTCAGCAGCTTGATTACAGATTCCTCTTTGATTTTTACATTGCAAAAACAGCAGAGCATTTAGATGATGCTCAACATGATAAGAATGAGCTTTGGTCTTTAAAGGCTCACATTTTGCACAAGGTGGATTAGTAGCAAAATCAAGATAATGAGCTAAAATCAAATAAGGGTCATCCAGGCCTGCATCAACAGCAAACTCTGCCACCTTTGCCCAACTACAGCTTTCCTCTTTACTGTCATCAAAATCTGCACTGCAAAGCACTTTATTAGATTTTAATTCTTTGAAAGGCACTTGTGATAAGGCCTTGTAAAGGTCTAAAGGTTTCAAAACAACTCTCACCACCAAGAAACTCACAGTGCAGAATTTGGCACAATGATTCTTCACTGCAGAGACCCTGTGCTTTGCACTAGTTAGGATAAGCAGCAGCCCTGTACCTGCATGCACTCCCTGCTCAATGCTGTGCAAGCTCTTAAATTCAATTTTAAGCATCTCGCATTTTTCATACAGCAAGGTAACCTTCTCTAAGGTGCTGAAAACTATGAAGCTATTAAATGTTTTATTAGTAAATATAGCATGGCTAATATAATCAAAAAGACAAGAAGGAATATCAGTAGGCCCATCACCCATTTTTGCTTTTTCCTTTGGTGGCGTGCTCGCGAAGCTTGCTTGCGAGCTCGGACAAGATCCATCCACATGGTCACTAGATCTTGCTCTTTTTGGCGAAGGCTCCTCTCCAGGTTCTCCACTTCCACCATTAGAGGATTGGGAGGAGGTCTGCGAGAAGGAAGACTGACCGAACGACGGGGGGGGGACCTCGTCTTCGGGGGTAGGGGTGGAGGTAGAGAATCTACATCCAGAATCAAAGGAGTAGGAATTGTATCCTGAGGAGGGGGCTTGGCTTGAGGAGGGGGTCTCTTCTGATGAGGAGGAGTCACAGGATTCATCGCAATGTAGATCTGGCTCGGGTCGAGGCCTTTCATTGGTAAATACTCCGGAGGCCCACGCAGTGTATCGCTCTCGGAACGCACTGGATCCATAAGCATCAGAGTAAACCTAAAATAAGTGTTTATTTACTAATAGAATATTGAATTAATTAATATAAGAAGAACCATACTTACTCTGTTTCAGCAGCAGCATGCATCTGGGGAGCGTGGCTACAGTTTTAGCCCACAATTCAAATGTTTCCCAGGTAGGGCTACAGCCAAACCAGAGAGTAAAGCAAAAAATGCAGAGGCATTCTCCCCAAACAAGACATTTCTTGCCTTGTGCCTTTTTGATGTCGAAGTGCTGGTTAATTAAGGTACTAGCTAGGCAATTACAGCTTGATTTAGCCTTAACTAAGCAGTGGGGACTCTTAAGCATGAGGTCTCTGAGTTGAGACATAGAATAACAGTCTTCTAAGCAAACATCCCAAATATCCAGCTGTTTTCTTACACCTACCTGAGTTGTTCTTAATCTAATCACTCCTTCTTGATACCTCTGCCATAAAGAATTCAGCAGAGTCATTTGCCTTGGGTCTCCTCCTTTATCAGGGTGCAATTTTCTGCAAACCCTCTTAAAAGCTGTTCTCATCAGAGAAACATTATAATAAGCTTGAGGAGTCACCTCTAGAAGCTGTACTAGTTGCTTTCTCTCATCTCTTTCTAGTAACCTGTCCAT